AAAAACAATACCATAAGTATTAAAACATGCAATACCGGCGGTATTTTTAAATTAATAGCTCAGGTATTACTATCTGAAAATGGAAAAGAAAAAAGACATCACACCGACTCAGGCTGAGGACGCAAAGCGCCTTAAAGCCATCTATGAGGCGAAGAAGAAAGTACTCGGAGTTACCCAGCAGTCGATTGCTGACGAGCTGGATATTACTCAGGGAGCGGTAGGCCATTACCTTAACGGAAGGAATCCCCTTAACCTTCCTGTAGCTTCAGTTTTTGCTCGCCTTCTGAAAGTTAGCGTTGAGGAATTCAGCCCGACTCTGGCAAAAGAGCTTTCAGAAATGGGGCTAAACAGCGTTAATGAGCCATCAGTTCCGTATGTAATTGGATATACACCAGGTAAACGCTATCCGGTTATTAGCAGCGTACAGGCTGGATCATGGTGTGAGGCATTGGAGCCATACCCGATTAAGGATGTTGATCAGTGGCTGGAATCAGATGCTCACATTCAGGGAGATGCATTCTGGTTGCGTGTTGAAGGGGATTCAATGACTGCGCCCGCTGGCTTAAGCATACCAGAAGGCACGTTTGTTCTTTTCGATACCGGACGAGAACCAATCAATGGCAGCCTCGTTATCGCTAAATTATCTGATTCAAACGAAGCGACATTCAAGAAACTGATCATTGATGGAGGCCAAAAATACCTTAAGGGCCTTAACCCACAGTGGCCTCTCGTTCCCATCAATGGTAATTGCAGAATTATCGGTGTTGCTATTGAGACGAAACTAAAGCTCGTTTGATAAGTTTGCAAACAGGGGCGTTTGCGCCCTCTATTTGCACTGACCGGCTACCCTGCCCACCATTGCTTTCGTTGAATCCATCCCTCCAAAACCAGACAGCGTTTTGCTCATCAACACCACACCATCAGGCTGTACAACCCAAGTCTCCATGGCGTGCTTTCCAGGTTCAGTGGTAAGCCCTACGACTACATTTTTACTCATAGCTCGATATACCATCCCTCCACCATCAAGACCGTCATACAATACTGTCGCATTATCGCCATCAATAACGATTGTGAACGTTCCAGAGAACGCGTCGTCAATCCGAGAATACCCTTTTCTCTCACTGTAGCTTGACCCTTTAAGATCTTTCACAGTCCAGCACGATGCGTTAGCAACCATTGGTAAAGCTAACGCCGCAGCTACAAGTAACCTCATTTTCCCTCTCCAATAAAGTTTGAAACCCCATCAATACTAGCCGCACTGCTCGCTTACAAAAAATATTTCTTCCTAGTATTCATCAACATAATACCGTCATACCAATTATTAATACCGCTAGTATTGATTTATATTAATACCGCTAGTATTGTTTACGCATCGAAACGAAACATCGACAGCTGAGCGAAGTTAGCCAGCGGCGGACAGCAAGTCGCCTGCTTTTTAACAACATGCAGATTTACAGCGTCAATGACCTGTTAAGACCCCTACACGTAAACGTGCTGTATCACCGGGTGCGATCCGGTCGGTGAGAGAGTATCCCCGCGCGAGAGCGAGAACGGCGTGAGAACGGGCAACACTGACAGTGAGTTGGCGCTGATTCAACTTAGAGGAGTGATTCCAATGAAGCACTAAAGCGGACAGACCGCACCTTGATGCCTATTCAGGCAGCGTGACGACGGCGTTCATACGGTCGGGTTCCCACGGCGGCGTAGTGAGGGAAAGGAGGCGTAAAGCATCACTGAGTTACCGGTTAGCGCCCGGTTAACGCGTAAGCAGCTTCAAATGTGACCGGGTGACCGGCGCTGGCCACTGCGAGAGTGTGGCGAAGTACCACAGGAGTGTTTTGGGGTGTGGTGAAGCTCAACGGCGAGCTAGGGAATAGACTTGCGGCAAAAATTCGCGATGAAAACCGCAAGGCGCGCGTAACCCAATCGGCAGCGCACCGATGGAAGCTGGTTCGACTCCAGCCACCACACCACCAAAGCATTTCTCCCGCATCAGCGGGTAACGACAGAGGATTGGACGATGAATGATAAAGGCCTAAAGCAGTGGCATTTAGACAACATTTTGGAAGGATTGAGAAACCAATCTTCCAGAAATCACCGCCGAGTGATGAAAAAGATGAGAGCCAAACAATCAAAACAAGCCGCCTAAACAGCGGCTTTTTTCATACCTCAGTCGCTTCACCGAGGCGGCTTAGTTATGACAACCGGCGGCCATCCACCGCCCATTAGCGCAGAAGTCTTGTATTAACCGTTCCGTTCGCCGCGATAAGGCCAAGAGGATTTATGACAGTCACCCACAACGGCAAGCAGTACACCGTAAAGCGCTGCGCCATGAACGATAACGAATGGCGACTAACGTCGCTCACCAATCCGCGAGAGCAGGTCATGCTGAACCACTGGCAGATGCACTTTGCTGGCTTATTGGATCAGGTGGAGGGTAAAAAATGATGCACCACTACGGATATGTTGAAGTTAACCGCGGCGCAGTTCGGCCTGGCATGTTGGTTAAGCACAAAGACGGCATGTGGACGGCATCAGCCAACAAGCGCGGAAAGCTCTACCTCCACCGAGGTTGTGAGCGCACCTTCACCAGAGAGCTTCTGGTTGAGGTGTATCTTGATGGCCGCGGCGGCCAATTGAGTCATTAACCCATTATTTGTTTGGGCCGTGAGGAGCAAGCTTAAACTCCAGATGATACAGCTTGCCGTCAGGTGCCAGGAAGTCGACCTCGAATGAACCCGGCGGATTGAATGGGTCAGGTGCGTTTTTTGCGATACACGTAGAACGCCATGCAATATGACCATTCTTGCCTAAGCCAAGCGATCGTGACTTCCACCAGTCATACCATGATTGATCATGCGGCTGGTCACTTCCCTTTTCTCTCACAAACCATTGATTACGCTTGGAGCGCTTGCCCATTTCTATGGTCGGGTACATCGGTGTTGTCAGTTTTTTATTAATCAGCATTTGGTCACCTTAGTTGTTGCCGCTGCGCTAATGACATTCTGCGCTGGCTTGCTGATTAATCAAGTTTTCTCAATTAAATCGCGAGGCTGGCTTTAACCGGCCGGGTGACGCACGTCCATATTTCAGGAGTTCAGCCATGAACGCATACCTCACTTACGACCGCATCGAAGATCGGCGCTGGGTTGAGCAGCAGCTCGACGAAGAGAAGGAGAAGTGGATCGACGATCAAGCGCAGAAAATCATCTACATGATGCCAAAAGAGCCGTCAGGCCTCTTCCACTTCACGGTCCCGATTGACTCCAGCCCATACGAAGGACTTCGCAGCGTTAAAGCTGGCGAGGCCTACAACGATTTCATTTCGGCAGTTGCTTACGCCCAGGCGGAATACGACTGGGAACACCGTACCGGCTGCCCGTTTTAATTTTTGAGGGGATTAACGATGGCAAACGAATTAACAATCACGGCGAGCGCGCTGCAGGAAAAAGGCATCGACGTCGCTACCTGGAGCGCGCTGAAGAACAGTATCTACCCTGGCGCCAAAGACGAATCGGTAATGATGGCGCTCGATTACTGCCGTGCCCGCCAGTTGGATCCGTTGCTAAAACCCGTTCACCTCGTGCCGATGAGCGTCAAAGACTCAAGAACGGGTAAAAGCGAATGGCGCGACGTGGTCATGCCGGGCATCGGGCTTTACCGCATTCAGGCAGACCGTTCTGGCGATTATGCCGGAGCCCGCGAACCTGAGTTCGGGCCAGACACGACTCAGACGCTTTCTGGTGTCGAGGTTACTTTCCCTCAGTGGTGCAAATACACCGTTTTCAAGCGCATGCCCAGCGGCGAGATCGTCGAGTTCAGCGCCAAAGAATACTGGATTGAAAACTATGCCACCGGCGGCCGCGACACAACGGCACCGAATGCAATGTGGAAAAAGCGCCCATACGGCCAGCTGGCGAAATGCGCAGAAGCCCAGGCTTTGCGTAAGGCATGGCCTGAAATTGGACAGCAGCCTACCGCCGAAGAAATGGAAGGCAAATCACTGGACGTTGATATTCGTGACGTCCCGCCCCGCAGCACCACAGAAGCGCTTCCACCAGCTGCAAGTGAAGAAACGCTTCAGGCGATCACCGATCTCTTAACGACCCTGGATAAAGACTGGGAGAAAGACTTCCTTCCACTGTGCAGCGACATCTTCAAACGGCAAATTCTTGAGGCGTCAGAACTCACTGAAGAAGAGGCACAGAAAGGGTTTGGCTTCCTTCAGAAAAGGGCTAAGGCGGCAGCATGACACCAGAAATTATCCTGGCACGGACCGGTATTGACGTAACAACAATCCAGCAAGGCGACGAGGCATGGCACCGGCTGCGCCTCGGCGTTATCACCGCCTCTGAAGTGCACAACGTCATCGCCAAGCCACGATCTGGGAAGAAGTGGACAGACATGAAAATGTCCTACTTCCACACGCTGCTCGCCGAGGTATGCACCGGCGTCGCGCCAGAGGTTAACGCCAAGGCGCTGGCCTGGGGCAAGCAGTACGAGGAAGACGCCCGCACCCTCTTCGAGTTCACCACGGACGTAAAAGTCACGGAGTCTCCGATCCTGTTCCGTGACGAGAGCATGCGCACCGCGTGCTCCCCTGACGGCTTGTGCAGTAACGATTTCGGCCTCGAATTGAAATGCCCTTTCACCTCCCGCGACTTCATGAAATTCCGCCTTGGCGGTTTCGAAGCCATCAAGTCTGCGTATATGGCCCAGGTGCAGTACAGCATGTGGGTGACCGGGAAAGAAGCCTGGTTCTTTGCCAACTACGACCCGCGCATGAAACGCGAAGGTATTCACCACGTCGTCGTTGAGCGGGATCCGCAATACATGACCGATTTCAATGAAATGGTGCCGGAGTTCATCGAGAAGATGGACGAAGCGCTGGCGGAAATCGGCTTCACGTTCGGGGAGCAGTGGAAATGAAACGAACCCCCTTCTATCGCAGACCCGGGCGCACCGGACAATTCTCCGGCCTCCGTGAGCGCGTTATCTGGATGATTCAGACGCGTGGCCGCCCGGTAACGGGCAGCGAAATCGCCGAGAAGTTCGGCGTAACGCTCATCGAGTTTAACCGGGTCGCCAACGGCATCACCCGCGGCACCGGGCAGATAGCGCAGATAGTTGAGTCGGAGAAATGGCTCAACGAGGACGGCATCTGCGACCGGACATTCGACCTGGTCACGAAGCCAAAGGTCGTAACGCCGCAGGGTAAATCGCGGCTGTTCACCCGGCGCGCCATAGAGCAGTCGCAGGAGGGTAGACGGAAGGAATGCATAGCTCGTGCAGCACGCCGTCGCCGCCTGATTGCTCAGGGCCTCTACATCGACGAAATGGAGTCCATCCTATGACTCACACTCACGACGACATCAGGGTTGGCTCACTGTGCCATCCCTTCATTGGCAACGGCTGGCTAATGCCATGGGGTGAAGTGGTCAGCAATCCATTAAAGGCGCAGCGGCTCGCTGAGGAATATCGGGAAAGGCAGGAGGCGGCATGAGCAAAGTAGGCGATTATTTCTTTGAGTTCCCGGCGTCGCGCGGCATGCAGGGTAGCACGGCGACTTACATGATCACGGCCCCTGCTCGCGCGCTAACGCGCATACTTGCGTCCGACAATCACGGCAGCACGCTCGAGCGCTCTCAACGCGAAATTAACCTGGCGCGCGTGAAGAAGTTTTATCAGTACCTCGTCAATGCCTACCAAAATAAAGAGCCCTTCATCATACCGCCACTGGTCGGCAACTGCGACGCGGATATTGAGTTTGAAGAGTTCGGCAATACGAATGTGGGTGTCGCACGCTTCCCTATGGATGCGGTGATCAAACTGTTCGACGGCCAGCACCGCGCTGCAGGATTAGCTGAGTTCTGCCGGACTTACGGAGAGCCAATCAGCATCCCGCTGATGCTGACCCATAATCTCCCGCTGAAGGCACGCCAGCAGTTCTTCTCCGATATCAATAACAACGTCTCGAAACCTTCCGCTGCGATCAACATGGCCTATGACGGGCGTAATGAAGTTGCACAGGGGATGGTGACGTACCTGTCTCAGCATGACACCTTTGCAGAGGTGACAGACTTCGAGCACAACGTCGTCCCGGCGAAAAGTAAGCTGTGGGTGAGCTTCAAAGCTCTGAGCGACGCGACGGCCAAGTTTGCTAACGCGGGCAGTAAGCCGCTGGAAATGGGCGACATCGAATCCATCTGGGAGGCCTGGTTGGCCCTGACGCAGATCGAAGCGATTCGCCACGGCACCAGCCAGGCAGACTACAAGCGTGACTACATTCAGTTCCACGCGGTGATGATCAATGCCTTCGGCTACGCCGTTCAGCGGCTGATGGCTGACCACTCAATCGTCGATATCGTCCAGATGATTGAGGATCTGGCAAGCAATGCGGGCGCCTCTGAGATGGAAGACTTCTTCCTGCTTGCTCGGTGGGGTGGCGTCTGCGTTAACGCCGAAAAAGACCGCCCAACGATAATTGCCTCCGTTCCGGCGCAAAAATCAGCTGCTGAGCGGCTCGTCAAAGTTATCCTGGCGCAAAGCCTCGGGGAATAGTTATGACAATGCAGATGCACTCTATGCCCTGGCCTGAATCTCAGGCCATTTTTTTGTCGAAAACTTATCTGTACATGGATATGGATGATCTGTGCGCAACGTTACAGCGGACCAAAGCGTCTATCCAGATGAAAGCCAGCAGCATGGGCCTTTATCGTTGTGGGAAATTAACAATCGACGATCTGCAACTGATTGAAGCCCTGCTTGATGCCGGTCTTGAGCATGCGGCTATCGCCAGAAAGTTCGAACTCACCGAGCCTCAGCTAATGAGGGTTCTGGAAACAGAATCCTTTCATTGCGATATCTGCGCCACGTTCTCCGCGTCTATGCGTTCCTCTTACTGGAAATTCGACGGAGAGCCGCAAAGGACTTATAGCTGCTGTCCGGCGTGTTGCCTGGCGATGGTTGAAAGCTTTCACGCAGGACACGACGGGCCGTTGCTGGCACGCAGACGGGAGGCGGCATGACTGATTACACCGGCAGCAACACGCCAGCGGATCAGCGCGACCTATGGCGCACTCCACCAGCGCTGTTCGCTTCCCTTGATGCTGAGTTCTGCTTCCAGCTTGATGCCGCCGCTGCGCCGCATAACGCGCTGTGCCGGAAGTTCATCACCGCCGAGCAAAATACGCTGGAAACACCCTGGGCTTATTACCTGAGCATTCCCGGCTACGTCTGGCTGAATCCACCTTACAGCGACATTACGCCATTTGTGAAGAAGGCTGCCGACGAGAGCAACAATCAGATCGGCACGGTCATGCTGGTACCGTCTGACACTTCGGTTGGCTGGTTCAAAGAGGCGATCCAGACCGCCAGTGAGGTTCGCTTTATCACCGCCGGGCGGCTGGCATTTATCAACCCGGTCACCGGTAAGCCAGTATCGGGAAATAACAAAGGTTCGATGCTTATCATCTGGCGACCGTATCCGCGCACACACTACCACTTCGCAACTGTAGACCGGGACGAGCTGATGGCTTTCGGGGCGAAACTTCTCGCCCGCCGGGAGGCCGCATGACGCCAGAAACAGACAACGCCATCCGCGCCGCCTGCCGCCGCTGCACCGAGGAAATCCAGCAGGACATACGCAAGAATCCAAAGCCTAACCGGAACGAAACGGTGCCTCCCATCATCAACAAGCATCACAAGAAAATTGAAGCTCTGGGAGTTAGCCTCCTGGACTTCGTAGTTTACACAGGCAGGTTTAATAGCCGCTACTGAGTGGAATCGCGACTAAATTCGAGCAGTTTGATGACCATATCTTAGCTACATGATTAAGCCTTGTAATGAAATGTAAATGACGACCTTTATTTGAAGTGATGACGTGCATTTTTTATTAAGATTTCGATATGATTTATACCCCATTATATGAGGTACATAATATGAGCATTGATGGATTGCACATGGAGCAGCAGGATTTTGCTCTAAATATTTTATTTAAAACAGAAGTATTAGAAACCTGTCAATTTCACGAAGATGCTATTTTTGATAGTGGAAACGAAGTAGAGAATGCATACAAGTATGCAACAGCACTATTTAAAAAAGCTCCAGAAAATGTTCCTTTTTCGAACCTCCGAGAAATGACCGATACCATTAAGGACATGTATGACCAATATAGTTATGGTGATGGATGTCCTTATTGCGCAAAATACATGGCTGAATAACCCACCATAATTCAAATTACTCACTAAAAGCCAGGATTCCACTGGCTTTTTTCTGCATTCTCTCTTTTATGATTTCGAATAATCAACACGACGCAACAGACGTGGGTATACTCACGCCGGTTGCCAGGAGTCATCTATGGCACAGGTCATTTTCAATGAAGAGTGGGTTGTCGAGGCCAGACTCACCGAAAGAACCGGTCTCACAGAAGGCCAAATCAAAAATTACCGTCTGAAGTTGTGGGTTGAAGGGGTTCATTTCAAGCATCTTACAGCCCAGGGACAAACCGACAATTCCAAAGGATTGCTCTGGTACAACCTACCTAAAATAAACCAGTTAGTGCAGGATATCTGATGAATCTCCCTACCGGCGTAGAACTACATAACGGAAAAATCCGCATAACTTTTTATTATCGTGGCGTGCGTTGTCGCGAGGTTCTTCGCGGCTGGCTGGTGAACAACAGCAATATTAAGAAAGCTGGCAATCTGAGGGCAATGATAGTCAGTGAAATTCAGATGGGTAATTTCAATTACGCAACCCGCTTTCCTGAATCAAAGGCTTTAAGCAAATTCGGTACCACGAAGCGGATAAACACTTTTGCTGAATTATGCGAGCTCTTTACTGACTCAAAGGCTCTGGAGGTATCTCATGCCACCATGCTCACGATCCGATCAACGGTAAACACACTCAGGCGCGTTGTTGGCGACATGACAGCCTTAACTGACATACAGAACGCCGACATACTTTCATATCGTCGCGAGCTGTTGTTTGGTGAGGTGGTGAATCCCGGTTTACCGAATTTTAAGAAGCAGGGCCGATCACCAGCACGCGTAAATACTCTAATGAGCGTGCTCAAAGAGATGCTCAGAATAGCTCACCGCAGCCAGTTCATATCTCATACCCCATACGAAGGCATATCTACTTTAAAGGTATCGAAACGAACGCCTGATCCTCTTACATTTGACGAATACCAGGCATTCATCGCTAACCTATCCAAACAGCACTCGCTTTTATGGATTGTGGCTATTCATACCGGTTTGAGGCACGGTGAACTCTGCGCTCTCGCATGGGAAGATGTTGACCTGTTAAATGGAGAGATTCATGTCTCACGGAACCTGACCCGGAAAGGCTTATTCGTACCGCCTAAGACGGATGCCGGGATCAGGACAATTACCCTGCTCCAGCCTGCTCTGGATGCACTGAAAAAACAGTTCGAAATTACAGGGCATCTGCCGCAGCACGAGATCGTCTATCATCATCGTGAACATGGTAAAACTGAAATACAAGTTATCAGGCCAGTATTCGTTCCATCTAGTCGATCGACAAGAAAGGTCGGTTACTATTCGAAAAATTCTATAGCCTATGGATGGAAAAATGGCTTACGTCGTGCGGGCGTTCGTAACCGGCATCCGTACCAGTCCAGACACACCTACGCATGCTGGTCGCTTTCTGCTGGGGCAAACCCTTCCTTTATTGCAACTCAGATGGGCCATGAGGATTCAAGGATGGTCTATGAGGTTTACGCGAAGTGGATCGGTGATATGGACAAGGACCAGGTTGCCATCATAAACAAGAGAATTCTAGCCAACATGCCCCCGTCACGCCCCCAGGGGGATTTGAAATCAAAGAAAATGCTTTGAAATCAGGATGCAACAACATTAAGTAATAAATTTTCATGAATTATTGATCTGGTAAAACCTCCCCTCTGTTTCATTCAGGATATATAGGTTACTCTTTTAATTACAGACTGTGGTGACAGTAGTAAGGAGACCTGTATGGCCAAGTATCAAAACATGC